GAAGAAGAAATCGTAGCTACTCCTTTTGCAGCTACAATTTCAAAACCTCTTACAGACAGTTTAGCAGATTTTATTATTCCTACTATTTATTCTAGGGGTGATGATGGAACTACAAGTGGATTTAACAATAAACCTAGAATACTTTACAATCATACAGGAGCTAGCCCTACTACAATGTCCACCACCTATTTTATTCCTTCGCAAAATGGTGAATCTAGTGAAAATTCACTTTTATTATTTACATTTTCGCACTTAACAGATATACCTACAGTAACAACTTCACCGCCTGCTACAACAGATACAGTTGATTATAATTTTGGTGAATGTCAGTATATCAATCCTATAGGCGATACTGTAAGTAATAATTTATTTAATACTTATTGGCTTCCTTATTATAATCAGCTATACAATCCTGATACTAAGACAATGACTTTAAAAGTAAATTTACAACCTGCTGATATTGCAACCTTTGAATTTTCAGATTATGTAATGATAAAAAACAGGTCTTATAGAGTAAATAGGATAGATTATAAACCAAGTGATTTATCAACAGTTGAATTTATACTTGTAAACTAATGGAATACAGAAGCGGATATACAATAAAACCTAATCAAATTCTTAGAAGTGGTCAAGTCATTTTTACAGATGGAACAAATGAAATAATACCTAATCAAGCTGACTGTGAAGCATACGGATATACTTTTGATACTGCTACTAGAACTTGCGTGGCTTATCCTTATTCTACACAATTAGAACCTGCTATTAGTAATGAAAATAATATTGTTAGAGGAAATAAAAATATAACAAAGTCAGCAACTACTAATACTACTATAATGGGCGAAGGTAATATTTCGCAGGGCAATAATAGAAATAATATTATTATAGGAAGTAATAATGAAATAGCAAATGGAGTAAATAATGCTTTTGTTTATGGTACTAAAGCAGAAGTAACAACAGACAATACAATTATCTTAGGTGGTAATGCAGGAAGTGATCCTTTAGGAACAAGACAAACTATGACATTTATGTATGGTGTTCAAACAGACGATAACAGCACAGTAAATGCGTATTTAAATACTACAGTAGATAGTTATTTTGTCGTGCCTACTGATACAGTCGTTTATTTTCAATCAGAAACTTTAGCTGTAAGAGTAGCAGGTTCAGAAGTATCAGGTGCAGTTGGTGACTTTAAGTCGTGGGTAGAAAGAGGTGTAGTTAAAAATGCGTCAGGAACATTAAGTATAGACAGGTCAAGAACATCACCTGCAAGTTCAGGAACTACTACAGGGTGGTCACCTATAAATTCAGTATCAGGCACTAACTTCTTACAAACAGTAAAAGGAGCAAATAATATGACAATAGATTGGGTATCTACAATTAGAATCACACAACTAAAAACAAAAGTAACACTACCTTAAAAAATAAAATTATGGCAGATAAAATAACAATAGAAGCAGAAGTAAAATCAAACATAGGAGATGTATCTAAAGGTATTGACAAAACTGCAAAGTCCACTAAAGATTTAGCTAAACAAACAGATAAATTAGACGGTGCAACTAAAAAAGGTGCGAAAGGGTTTAAAAGTATGGCTACTGCTGCAAAGGGTTTTGGTCTAGCTTTAAAAGCAGCAGGGATTGGTCTTGTTATTGCATTATTTGCTTCACTTAAAGAAGCATTAGAAAGAAATCAAACAGCCATGAATGGTATAAATACTGTACTGACTACAGTATCAACTACATTTAATCAGGTTATAGATGTTCTTGTAGATGTTTACGATTGGGTAACAAAATCTTCAGACCGATTTAATGGGTTAAGTAAAGTTATACAGGGCTTAATGACATTAGCATTAACTCCTTTGAAACTATCATTTTATTCTATAAAATTAGGAGTGCAACAGGCAAGTTTAGCGTGGGAAAAATCTTGGCTAGGTGGTGGTGATGAAGGTAAAATAGCAGAGCTTAGAAGTAGTATAGCAGAAACAAAACAAGATATATTAGATGTAGGAGAAGCTGCTATTACAGCAGGAAAAGATATTGTAAATAATGTTGGTGATGCTGTTAGTGAAATTGTAGCTATTGGGGAAGTGGCAGTTGATGGTATATCTAAAATCAATATTAAAGCAAACTATGAACAAGCACAAGCAACAACTGCTGCTAAGAATAGTGCAAAGTTAGCTGAAGCTCAAATACAGGGATTGATTGAAAAGAACGACTTGTTAGCAGAAAAACAAAGACAAATTAGAGATGATGAAACTAAAACCTTTGCAGAAAGAATAGCTGCGAATAAAGAATTAGCTGATGTTCTTGATAAACAAGAAGTAGAAATGCTAAAACTAGCAGACACAAGAATAGCAGCAGCTAAATTTGAATTAGACCAAAACAAAGATAATATTGACTTACAAGTAGCTTATATACAAACCTTAAATGATAGAGCAGGAGTAGAAGCACAAATTGCAGGTTTTAGATCAGAACAATTAACAAATGAAGTTGCTTTAAATAAAGAACTGTTAGAATCTCAAAATGAAATACTAGCTGAAGGAATGACAGGACTTGAAAGAGAATTAGAAGAACTAGAAGCGTCTTATAAGTTAAAGTTAGATATGGCTAGAAAGTCAGGAATGGCTACTACAGCAATTACTAAACAGTATGAAGCTCAGAAAGAACAAATAGTTGCGTCAGGAGTTAATGCTCAATTAGGAGCTTATTCAGCACTTACAGGAGCTTTAGGTAAATTAGCAGGTGAGAATAAAGAAATGGCAATAGCCCAAGCAGTTATCGACACTTATGCAGCAGCAAATGCTGTTTTAAAAGACCCTACTTTAGTTGGTCCTATGAGATGGATCTCAGCAGCAGCAGTTATTGCTACAGGTCTTGCAAATGTTCAACAAATTATGCAAACTGAAGTACCTGGTGGTGGTGGTGGTGGTTCAGTACCTGCTGCAAATACAGAAACTCCTGCTCCTGAAATGTTAAGCGGTGCGTTTACTTTAGGTGGTGGAGTAAAACCTGAACCAATGCAAGCGTATGTTGTTTCAGATGATATAACAAACAATCAAGATAAATTAGCAGCAATAAGACGGAGAGCTACAATTTAAAAATCAAATAAAAACTAACTTAATCTATTATATAACAAAGAATCGACTATGCCATGTACTAAATGTAAAGAAGGAAAATATAAGTGGGGTAAAACAGGAGAATGTGAATACGCTACTAAAGAAGCCTGTGAGTCCGCAAATCATAAATACAAAATGCAACCAACACCACTAGGAAAGACCTATGAAGAATACGCAAAAGAATTAAAAGAATATAATTTTAGTTCAGTTTATAAGGTTGAATTAAAAGATGTTAAAACTTTAGATAAATTAGCTGCACAATTAGAAAGCGTTACAGTAAGCCTAGATAAAGATTTGTTAAGGATTGAAGATTTTGCTGCTAACGCTAGAGATGATGAAGAATTAAAAAATGAAGCTATTGATTTATCTGCTGAAACTAAAAAAGAAACTGATAAAATAAAGGAACAGGCAGATAAAAGATTAGATGATGTTTTAAAGAACGGAAAAAAACTCTTTCAAGAATGGCAAAAATCTGAAACAGTTTTAGAAAAAGCTAATAGTAATTACAAATCCACTTATAGTAAAGGAGAAGGTTTAAAATCCAAAACTGTAACTGCAATCAAAGAATTTGAACAACAATTAAAAGCGTTAGGAGTAAAAGCTACACCACAAGCATTACAAAACGCAAAATGGAGTGTAGAAGAATTTGATAAACAAGTTCCTGATGCTGCTAAATCATTTAAACGATAATATGAATAACACAAGAATAGTAGAATTAGTAATAGAAGATGATAACCAAGAGTTAGCAATAGATGCTATTAGTTTAGTATCTGCTCCTGCTATTGAACAAGACTTTGTATTTTTCGGAAAAGAGAAAAACAACTTGACTTTCGCAAAGGTAGATGAAGAAAAAAGAATGCTAATTTCTCCCGCCCTTATCCCCGAAAAAACCATATTCCGATACGATCCCCAAACTGATTCGGAGTATTTCGTTTATTTCTCAAAAGAAACAGTTAGAAAAGCATCTGAGTTATATTTGCGTCATAACAATCATCACAAAGCTACTCACGAACATAACGAAAGAGTTTCAGGAGTATTGACTGTAGAAAGTTGGATAATAGAAGATACTAAAACTGATAAATCTACTTTGTACGGATTCAGTTTACCGAAAGGGACTTGGATGGTAAAAATGAAAATTGAAAATGATGACCTTTGGAAAAAGATAAAATCAGGTGAACTTAAAGGGTTGAGTATTGAAGGTTACTTTACGAATAAATTTGAGCAAATGCAAAATCAAGAACCAACAACAGAACAAATACTAAGTGCTTTAAATAAGCTAGTAAGAGAAAACAAAACTGAACTAAAAGCAGAAAAGGTTGAGTTGGGTTTAGTTGATGATTTAAAAAGTTTAAAAAAACAATTTGACAGTAAAATCAAACCTGCATATAAAGAAATATCTAAAGAAAAATCTGAATTAATGCAGAAAGCTAAAAAAGCAGAAGCAACTGTTAATAAAATTGACAATGAAATAGAACAGAAATTAAAACTTGTAGAGAAGTCAGCTAAAGATTTAGGTATTGGTATTAATGATATACCTGAATATCAATCATTAAAAAGTGTGTTAAGTGTGATACCTGATATGTTGGTAGTTTTCAAATCAGTTCAATAAAAATCTAAAAATCAAATAAATAAATAACTATTCTATTATATAACATACACTTACTATAAATAAAAAATTACTATGGATTTAAAAGAGAAAATATTAGTTGCTTTAGGACTTAATGAAGAAGAAATCAAATTAGGTTGGCAGGGCAAGTCAGAAGACGGAACAATCTTTGTTTCAACTGCTGAAGAATTAGAAGCAGGTGTGGACATATCAGTTTTAACTGAAGATGGAACTACAATATTACTTCCTGTTGGAACTTATAAAACAGATGCAGGTATATCATTCAGAGTTGATGAAGAAGGTATTGTAGCTGAATTAATTGAAAGTGAAACAGAAGAAGAAGTTGAAGCAGAAGAAGTAAAAGCAGAAGAAGAAGCTGATGTTGGCGATTGGAAAGGAATGGAGAAGCGTATCGAAAATCTTGAAATAGCGGTAGCTAAACTTAAAGAAGCTAAAGAAGGTGGAGATGATGAAGTTGAAGAAATGACTGAAGAAGTAACAGAACCATCTAAAAATCCAAAAACTATAACTACTAAAGAAGTAAAAGAATTTTCAGCAGAAGAAGAAATTGAAAAACTTAAAGTTGAGAATGAAAAACTTAAAACGGAATTAGCAGAAAGTCCTGCTGATGCTCCGATAAATACAAATAAGTTTAGTACAGATAGACCTGCACTAACTAAAAAAGAATACAAAAAGTTATCTAGGCAAGAAAGATTCTTATATAACTTAAATAAATAATAACTTAAAAAATAAAAAATTATGGCTTTAGCAGTAACATCAAATTTTGCGGGGAAGGCAGCGGGGGGATATATCCACGCAGCTTTAAAAGAAGCAAAAAGTTTAGATTACTTAACACAATTAAATAATGTGCGTTATAAATCTAACATTCAATCAGCAGCAAACACAGGTTTCGTTAGAAACGCTACTTGTGATTTCACAGAAAACGGAACACTTACACTTACTGAAAAGGTACTTGAAGTAAAACCGTTACAGATCAATATTGACTTATGTAAGAAAACTTTGGTAGATTCTTGGGAATCGCTTGAGATGACAGGTGCTTATGGTAACCCACCTGCTTCATTTGAAGATTTTGTAATTTCATATATGGG